GAGCCATGCGCCGCAATTGGATGCCGCTCTATATTCCCGATTTCCTGGCCGACACCATGCATCTGTCGGCGGCCGAAACAGGCGCGTACCTCTGCCTGATAATGGACTACTGGCTGCACGACGGCCTTCCTGACGACGACGACAAGCTGGCAAAAATCGCGCGGGTTCCCGGCAAAACCTGGCGGCGGATGCGGCCGACAATCGCGGCTTTTTTCTGTCAAAATTGGCGACACAAGCGCATCGACAGTGAGCTCGAAAAAATGGTCGGCATCACCGAGCGGCGGCACCTGGCTGCGGTCAAAGCTGGAACGATGTCAGCCATTAAGCGGGAAATGACCAGGCAAAACGCCAACGGCGGGAACTCAACGTCACGTCAACGTCACGTTAACGAAACGTCAACGTCAGGTGCACGTCGCGTCAACCACACTACACAAGAAGATATTACTACTACCTTTACTGCTGCTGCGCGCGAGGGCTCGCCAGAGGGCGACGCTGCGCCACCTCGCGACAAAACCCCCACCGTCGCCACCGACGAGCTCGGCCAGATCATCCAAAAACGCGGATGGGTGCGGCCATGCTGACACCTGATCGCCCGAAATGGCGCGGCTACACCGCCAAGCAATTGCAACAGTGCGCCGAGCGCGAGGCCAATTTGCGCCGGCACGTCTATTCCAACCGCGTGATGTCCAAGCGCATGAGCAAGCACCAGGCCGACGCCGAGATCGACAAGATGGCGGCGATCGCCGAGCACTTCGCCGAGCTCGCCGAAACGGAGCGGCTGATATGAGCATCACCGTCGACCTCACACCGCAAGAATTGACGACGGCCGCAATGGTCGGCGTGCGACGGCGCATCACCATGATCGCAAGAGCGGAAAGCGACGGCGAGGCAAACCCGTTCACGCTCGACGAATGTCCGTTCGAGGGTGCGATCATCGGCGCAATGGCCGAATTCGTTGTCGCCAGGGCGTTCAATTTGTTTTGGGCCGACGGTGTCGGCAAGCGCAACGCCATTGATGTCGGCGGATTGATCGAGGTGCGCGCGCGGCGTATCGGCGGGTGCGGCCTCGACCTCGGTATTCGTGCGCACGATAAACTCAATTTGCCGTTCGTGCTGGTGCACGCGGACATTCCACATTTCACCATGGTGGGTTGGTTGTACGGCCGCGACGCCTGGGAAATCGGTGCGCCGACCAAAAAGGATTGGCTGCGATTTGTGCCGGCGCAATTGCCGCCGCTGCGCGACATGACCGAATTGCTCAATGAGTTGAACCTCTGGCACCGCGGTGAACCACGGCAAGCATCGGAGGCGGCGTGATATGACCCTGCCGCTCGACCAGATCCGCACCGCGCGACCGCCGAGCGATTGGACTGGCGAGCGCGTGAAAAACCGTCTGGTCGAGGCGTTCAACACCGACAAGCGAATGCCAGGCGAGCGGCGATTTACGGCAACCGGGGTTTGGCCGGCGACACCGTTGCATGAATGGACCGATGTCGTGCACTGGACTAATCCAGGCGACACCGCGCGCGATCGCAATTGGCAAAGCTGGGAAAACGCCAAAGGCGTTTATTCCTGGGAAGTGTCGTGCATGTACGAAGCGTTCGACTGGCTGTTGTGGTTGCCGGCCGATGACCGGATAAAACTACAAGCATGGGCCTTTGCGACCAGCCGCGGCATGTCGAGGCGCGCCATGCTTGATAAACGCGGTTTGAAGCGAACAACCTTCTATCGGCAGATTGACAAAGCGGCACAGCACATCGCCGATCGGCTCAACAAGGAAAGCGTGCAAATGAGGTGAGGCGGTGAACGATATCAAACCGAGCGCCACCGACTACAATGTCAAGGTCACGGTTCGCAACGGCCGGCTGTTGTCGCGCATCCGTGCCGCCGGCTATGAAAACATTTCCGCGTTTTGCCGCGCTCACAAATTGCCGCTTGCCTCGGTGCAGCGATTTGTCGGGCTAAAGGAAACCGGCATGATGAATGTGCGGGCGCAATGGCGCGCGCTGGTAATCCAGATGGCCGACATTCTGAATTGTATGCCTGACGATATTATCCCGCCGCAGCACCGCAACAGCGCATTGAGCCGCAACAGTTTCGAGCTCGGCCTGACGGCAGAACAGGCGGCCGAATTGGTCGGCAACAGCACTAACCCGGAAAACCAATTGATGCGCGCCGAGGTGCGGCAAGAGCTCGAAAAACGGCTGGCATCACTTGATCCGAGGTATCAGGCGATTTTGCGCTTGCGGTTTGGTCTAACCGGCGATGGCCACGGTTATACGCTTGATGAAGTCGGCAAAATGTATGGCGTGAACCGCGAGCGCATTCGACAAATTGAGCTCAAGGCATGTGAAAAAATGCGGCCGCGCGACAGCGGCGAGCGAAATCACCTGAAATCATACCTTCGCAACCTGGCAGAAACCGAATGACCTATCGCGTGATCAATCTAACCACGGGCGAAATCGAGGCCGAGCTCGGCGATTTCGAAATGGCGAAACAGATGGCCGAAAACCTGGCCGAAACTGACGAGTACAAGCAAGCGTGGTGCGTGGTCGAAATGGTGACGCGCTATTGCACCGATATCAAAGCGGAGGGCTGACCATGGTCGACGAAAAATCACTCGGCGATGCGCCGATCGAGCCGCGGTTTGTGCGGCAGATGAACACTTTCGCTGATGTGCTCGATGATCTGTTCAACGAGGGCCTGACCGGCAAGGCGCGCAAGGTCGGTTTCTGCCTGATGGTATTTCCGTTCGAGGGTTTCAATGGCCGCGCCAACTATGTCAGCAATGCCAAGCGTTCTGACGTAGTGAAATTGCTGAAAGAGCAAATCGCCAGGTTCGAGGCGCAAGACGCCAAGCGATAGCGTGGGACACCTTGTCGCTTTTCCTGGGTCAACCCTCTTGACGCATGGGACACTTGGAACCATTTTCGCGCTTATGACCGATAGGCTCGGCGGACTGTGGTTTAGTTCCCCTATCCCATGGTCTGGCATCATTGGCTGACGTCGATGATGCCGGTGGCCTATCGGTCAGCCTGCCTCACACCATGAAACCCTTACCATTTTACAAATCACCTGAATGGCAGATTGCCAGGCGTCGAGCCTTGCATGATGCAGGGTACCGATGCGTGCGCTGTGATGTGTCACTGGTGGGTATGGGCAGGGGTGCACAGGTGCACCATCGCAAGGCGTACCGTAGGGCACCTACGCTGGGCACTGAGCCGCTCAACCTGATGCCGCTGTGTTGGGTGTGCCATCGCATAGAAGAGAACCACGCACGTGCGCAGCCTCGCTGTGATGCCAATGGAATGCCGACCGATCCAAACCATCCGTGGTTTTCCGTTTGACGGGGGGCGGGGGCGTTTTAGGGGCATTCGCGGGGGCAGCGGCGTGTGTGTAAATTTCCGAACGCATTCTTTGACGTTTTTCGGCGCTTCCGGCGGGGTTCGCGCCGTTTCAAGGTCGGTTGAGGCCGATCACCGATAGGATCATGGGCAACAGCACAGCGTTACAACGGCGCGCGCAAGACGAGCTCGCCGGCAAGAAACTGCGCCGGCCACCGTGGGAAAAAAAAGGATTGTCGCGCGTCGAGCGCGTTATTGCGTTTCTGGAATTCCTGCCGATCACCAAGGGCATTCTGGCCGGCCGCAAGTTTAAACTGTTGCCAGGGCAACGCCGGTTCATTGAGCGGGTGTATGGCGACGACGCGGTGCGCATTGCGGTGCGCAGTGAACCGCGCGGCAACGGTAAAACCGGATTGGTCGCCGGCCTGGCGCTGTGCCACTTGCTCGGACCCGAGGCCGAGGCGCGCGGCGAGTGTTATTCGGCCGCGGTCAATCGGCTGCAATCGGCGCTGATGCATGACGAAATGGTGGCGACGATCGAGGCGGTGCCGTTGTTTGGCGCGATCACGCGGGTGCGCTCGGGCGCACAGCGGCGACAGATCGAGGTGACCGACGGGCCAGGCAAGGGCTCGAAATATGAGGCGCTGTCGGCCGACGCGCGGCGCGGCCATGGCCTGGCACCGTCGTGGTGGGCCTATGACGAAATGGCGCAAACCCGCGACCGCAAACTGTTCGATGCGCTGCGCACCGCGATGGGCAAGCGCAAGCGGTGCCTCGGCATCATCCTGTCGACGCAGGCCGAGGATGACGAGCACCCGCTGTCGCAATTGATTGACGACGGCCTGGCCGGCAACGATGCCTCGCTGGTGGTCGACCTGACCTGTGCACCGCACGACGCCGACGTGTTCGACCGTGACGTGATCCGCGCGGCCAACCCGGCGCTCGGCGTGTTCCTCGACCCGGAAACGCTGTTCAAGGAAGCCGAGCAAGCCAGGCGGCTGCCGAGCGCGGAAAGCGCGTTTCGCAATTTGCGCTGCAACCAGCGCATTGCCGCATCGGCCGATATGCTGTGCACGCCGGCCGTCTGGAACCAGGGCGACAGCGCGATCGACCTGGCGATTTTCCGCGACGGCCGGCCGGTGTATGGCGGGCTGGATCTGTCGGCGCGGCTGGACCTGACCGCGATCGTGCTGGCAGCCGAGGACGACGCGCAGCAAATTCACTTGCTGCCGATCGCCTGGACGCCGGAACGCACCTTGATGACGCGGACGCAACGCGACGGTGCGCCCTATGACGCCTGGCACCGCCAGGGCTTCCTGAAAGCGACGCCGGGGCTGACCATCGATTATGATTACGTGCTGGCCGATATCGTCGCCGCCACCGAGGGCATGAACCTGGCGAACATCGGCTTTGACAACTGGAATATCCGAACGCTGCAAATGGCGATGGCGCGGCTCGGCGTGGTGCTGCCGCTGGTGCCGTTCATTCAGGGTTACAAATCCTACTCGCCAGCGATCCGCGAATTCGAGGTGGCGGTGACCGAAAGCCGGTTGCTGCACGGCGGCCATCCGGTGTTGCGCTGGTGCGTGTCGAATACGATTTTGATCCACCAGCCAGGGACGCCGCAACAGAACCGCAAGCCGGAAAAGCGGCGCACCTATGGCCGTATCGATTTGGCGGTCGCGGCCTTGATGGCGATCGGCGTGATGAAATGCCAGACCGGCGCGGCCGACGTCGCGGCGATGATTGCATGATCACCGCCGACCAGCGGCACATTTTGCTGGTTGTCGACCGCACCCAAAACGTCGAGGCGATCGCGGCCATGGTCGACGACGTGCTGGCCGACAATCCGCTGGCCACGCCGCTCGACATTGAAACCGCGTTTCGCGCCGCCGCGGCGCATTCGTACCTGATCGCCGACGGCGATGATTTCCGCATCGTGATTGGAATGCCAGCCTGGCGCGCCGCGCTGGCCGAGGCCGGCGTCACGCCGGACCAGAACCGGGCCGAGCTCGGGAGGAAATAGCATCATGCGCTATTCGGTGAAATCGGCACCGCCGCCTGGCGGTGATCCGAACCAATTCGTCATGTCTGATAGCGGCGTTGACCGCATGGGCGACGTGATCGAGGCCACA